TTCTCGTTTAGGGGCGTAGTTAAATGGTATAATAATGGTCTCCAAAACCACTGTTGGGAGTTCGATTCTCTCCGCCCCTGCCATATTGTTAGAGTCACGGGGTAACCTCGTGTTTAGCCAGTAATTACAAGGGTAATTGCTGGTTTTTATTTTGAACAAAAAAAGAGGTGAAATATGGAGATTTTAACTAAAAAAGTAGGAGTGAATTGCTTTCCAACAAATAGTGAATCATTAGAAGTTAATGGAGTAGAAGTTTTAGGGTATGATGTTGTTTCAACTTGGTAGGAGGTAGTAATGAGTAAAGCAGTTCAATTTAAAAATAAAAATGGCGAGAAGATATATCCATGTCCTTATTATCCTGTGGGTGCAATTTATATGTCAGTTGATTCAACAAATCCAGGTTCAATATTTGGTGGAACATGGGAACAAATAAAAGGTCGTTTTTTATTAGGAGTAGGACAACCATCAGTAAATGGTGATAATGCCTGGGGAGATATAGGAAGTACAAATTATAATTCGGCTGCTGGTACAACAGGAGGACAATCAGTACATAAATTAACATTAAATGAAATCCCAAGTCATAATCATGCGATTTATTCGGGATGGAGTGAAAATAGTCCAGGAAGAGATGCATATAGATATCAATATTGGGGAGCTAATGATTTAAGTTGGAAAGAAAATCCTAATTTATCTACAGGATATAGAGGAGGAGATGGAGCTCATAATAATATGCCTCCTTATTTTGCAGTTTATATGTGGAGGCGAACAAAATGAGTAAAGCGATTCAATTAAAAAATAGAAATGGAGAAAAAATGTATCCATGCCCTTACTATCCAGTTGGAAGTATTTATTTATCAGTCAACAGTACAAATCCAGGTACAATATTTGGTGGTACTTGGGAACAAATAAAAGATAGATTTTTATTAGCCTGTGGTAGCACTTATTCAAACGGGAGTACTGGTGGAGAGGCTAAACACACTTTAACAACTAATGAGATGCCTTCACACAGTCATACATTAAATAAAAATGTTCCTTATGGTATGCCATATAATGATACAGGTGGAGCCTTAAGTGGTAATGCTGGTAGCGGTCCTTTTTATAGAGAAAGCTATAGCCCATTTTCAATTGCTAATTCAGGTGGAGGTCAGGCTCATAATAATATGCCACCATACCTAGCAGTTTATGTATGGAAGAGGGTGAGTTGATGAGTAAAGCAATTCAATTTAAAAATAAGGTTGGAGAGAAAATATATCCATGTGCTTATATGCCAATAGGAAGTATATATAAGTCATTCAATAATACAAATCCATCAGTATTTTTTGGAGGAACTTGGACATTGATGAGAAGTGCTCCTTCAAGAGAGTTTGTGGGATCACAACAAATATGTGGAGCTATGAGTGGTTCAGGAAATGTTGGGAAAACCAATATAACGGGTGCTTATAATTATGAAACAATAAATGGCGTATTTGAAAATATATCAGTTCCATCTGGATATCATAGAGAGTATAGAATTACGTTTCAAGGAAGAACAGGTGGAGATAATAAGATAACAATTTATTTAAATAATATAGCCACAAATAGTAGAGGGACTTGGTCTGCTGAATCTTTTAGAGTAATTGGTGGATCTAACTATTTTAAAGAATCTGATATAACACTTGAAACAACAATGGGATATTCAGGTAAAGGATGTAACTTAAAATACCAAGTATCTGGCACTGCTAATGCCTGGAATATTTATAGCATAACAGTACAAGGATATTTAACTTCAGATAATATAATTTATGAATGGAAAAGGACAAGTTAGGAGGAAATATAGATGAAGTCAATTTTTAATTTTATAACAGGTACGGTACTGACAACTGTAGTGTACTTTTTAGGAGGTTTAGATGTGGCACTAAAAACATTATTGATATTCATAGTACTCGATTATATTACAGGAGTATGTGAAGCAATAACAAATAAAAGACTCAATAGCATCATTGGTGCTAAAGGAATAATTAAGAAAATAGGTTACTTGATAATAGTTGCATTGTCAGTTCAGTTAGACACAATAACTGGAGAAACTGGTGCAATTAGAACTCTTGTAATCTATTTTTTTGTAGCAAACGAAGGAATTTCAATTTTAGAGAATTGGGGTTCTATGGGATTGCCATTACCTAAAAAAATAATTGAAACATTAGAACAATTAAAAGATAAGAATGGAGGTAATTAAGATGGAAAGAAAAGGATTAGACATATCATCTTATCAAAAAGGAATCAACTTTGATGAAATAAAGTCAAAAGTTGATTTTTTAATTTTAAGAGCTGGATTCACTGGTTGGGGTGGAGATGGTACTAATAAAAATAAGGATAGTTGCTTTGAAGATTTTTATAGTAAATCAAAAGCAAGAGGAATACCAGTAGGTGCTTATTGGTATAGCTGTGCTAATACTTATGAAAAAGGAAAAGCAGAAGCGGAGTATCTTTATAATAATTGTTTAAAAGGAAAGCAATTTGAATATCCAATTTATATGGATGTTGAAGAAGATAGACACCAACAAGTAGGCAAAGCAAGAATAGCAGATGCCATAAAAGGTTTCTGTGAATATTTAGAAAACAAAGGATACTATGTAGGTATTTATGCTAATAGTAACTATTTTAATAACTTCATAGATACCGCAAAATTATCTATGTATGATAAATGGTTAGCAGTATGGACTAGCAATAAACCATCATTTAAATATGGTGATTATGGTTTATGGCAAAATTCATCAAGTGGATACATCTCTGGAATGAGAGTTGATACTGATTATGCATATAAAGATTATCCTTCAATAATAAAGAATTCAGGATTAAATGGCTATTCAAAAGGAACACCAGAAACTCCAAAAGTAGAACCAACAAAAAAGAGCAATGATGAAATTGCTACTGAAGTTATAAATGGAAATTGGGGTAATGGTGCTGATAGAAAAAATGCACTTACTAATGCAGGTTATGATTATGCAGCAATTCAATCAATAGTAAATGCTAGATTAGGAGTAACACCTAAATCATCTGCTAAATATCACACAGTAGTAAAAGGAGATACTCTATGGGCTATTGCTAAAAAATACTATGGTGATGGAAATAAATATCCAGAAATAGCAAGAGCTAATAATATAGCAAATCCAAACATTATAAGTGTAGGTCAAAAAATATTAATACCATAACAAAAGGGCAGCTTATTTGCTGTCCTTATTTTTTTTTACTTATTCGACAAAATTCGACAAATTATTCAAAATCAATGTGTTATAATTTTAGACATAAAGAAGTAAGAAGGGAGAAGTTTGTAGTATGGAAAAAACTCTATTTGAAAAAATAGAAGAGCAACTTAGCGAATTATTAAGCATAATGCCAGAAAAAGATTATTTAAATTTTATACAAAATGATGAGATAATGAGTATCCATGATAAAGTTGCAAATCTTGAAAATCCAGAAGGTGTATTAACTGATACAATATTAACAAAGATTTTGGATCTTGTTATTGCTAAAAAAGAACTATATAAATAAAAAAAAAGAAAGCCTAGCAATTAAGCTAGGTCTTTTATTTTGCCTTTTTCTAAGACATAATTCTTACCTTCGTATTCAAATTCAAAACCGTCAATCTTTCTACTGTATTTACATTTATATGCTTTCTTAATATGAATCCTTGCTAAAAAGAAACCTGTATGTTTTGAGATTTCCTCGATAAAACTCCATTCTAACGAGTCAATTTCACGATCTGGATTCGTATAAGTAATACCACATAAATTATTTAAAGGTATTTCAAGATAATCTTTCATTTCCATCACCATAACCATGGTACCAGAAATATGTCGAATTTTATCAAAAGTTACACGAAATGTCGTTTTTATTACATAAATGGTAAAAAATTAACTTTCATATAACAAAATGGCACTTTCATAAAAAATTATTAACAGGGTAAAAATCATATACTTTTTTTTTGACTATTACATAGGAGGTAATAGCCAATGGATGAAATACAAAGACAAAAAATTAGAAAATTAAGAAGTCAAGGTTATGGGTATTTAAGAATATCAGAGCAATTAGATATTTCTCCAAATACAATAAGGTCATTTTGTAAAAAAGAAAATATAGCAGGATATATTAATTTAGGAGAACAATTAAGAGGAAAGGATAATCTTCAAGTGTGTAAACAATGTGGAAAGAAGTTCTATCAAATTGCGGGGAGAAAGAAAAAGATATTTTGTTCCGACAGCTGTTGTAAGGTTTATTGGAATCTACACAAAGATAAGCAAAGAAGATTAGCTCCAGAAAAGTTTAACTGCATTATATGTAATAAAGAATACTACGAATATCCAATAAGAAAAAGAAAGTATTGTTCTAGGGAGTGTTATTACAAAAGTAAATGTAAGGTGGTGGACTTTGATGAAAATTAAAAACGAAATAGCTTATCAAATTACAATGAACTATATAAAAGAAATGTTAGATAAAAGGATTATTTCTATTGAAGAATACAATCAAATAATGGATAAATTAAAAGAAAAATATACTCCAAAAATAAGTGGATTATTCTTTGAAATATCCCAATAAACCTTGATATATACATCATTTAGAGTGATATATAGTAATGATAAAATTGGAGGTTATGAAATGCGTAAAATAACAAAATTAGAAACAAAAAGCATAGACCTTCCTAAGTTTAAAAGAGTAGCTGCTTATGCAAGAGTATCAGTTGAAAGAGGAAGAACTCTACATTCTTATTCTGCTCAAGTTAGTTATTACAACGAATTAATACAAAAAAATCCAGAGTGGGAATTTGCAGGAGTTTATGCTGATTTGGGTATAAGTGGTACTGGAATTGAAAAACGTAATGATTTTAAAAGATTATTACAAGATTGTGAGGAAGGTAAAATAGACACTATTCTTACCAAGTCTGTTTCAAGATTTGCTAGAAACACGGTTGACCTCTTAAAAGTAGTAAGACATTTAAAGGAACTAGGTATTGAAGTTAGGTTTGAAAAAGAAAATATCAATTCATTAACTGGAGATGGAGAACTTATGCTTTCTATCCTTGCTTCATTTGCACAGGAAGAAACTATTTCTATAAGCAACAATGTAAAGTGGGGAATTAGAAAAAGGTTTGAAAAAGGAATACCTAATGGTGGTTTTATTATATACGGCTACAGATGGAAAAATAAGAAACTCGAAGTAGTACCAGAAGAAGCTGAAGTAGTTAGATATATTTATGATAATTATTTGCAAAATAAAGCATATCAAAAAGTAGCATCAGAATTAAACGAACTTGGTTATAAGGCATATAAAGGTGGTAAATTTAGCCCATCAAGTGTACGTGAAATATTAAGTAACATCACTTATACTGGCAATTTACTACTACAAAAATACTATATTGTCGATCCAATAATTAAAAAGGAAAAGAAGAATACTGGAGAACTTAATCAATACTATGTTGAAAATAGCCACGAGGCAATTATATCAATGGAGCAATTTGAGGCTGTTCAAAAAGAATTTGAAAGAAGAAATAAACTAGGTCAAAGAGCAAACCAATCCCTGCACATTACTTGTTTTACTTCCAAAGTTAAATGCCCACTATGTGGCAAGAGTTATAGAAGAAGTGGTAAGAAAAACAGAATGGGAAAAGATTATACCTATTATGTTTGGGTATGTCGAACTAAAAGTGAAAAAGGTGCAAAGTATTGCGGTGCTAAGGTTATACCAGAAGAAGAATTGAAAATCGCAGCGTGTAATGCTTTAGGTTGGAATGAATTTGACTCTGACTTATTTGATGAAACAATTGAAAAGGTTGTACCAATTGGAGAAGATATGATAGAGTTCTATCCTTATGATGGAGAAGTTATAAAACAAGAATGGCATTCAACTGCAAGACAAAGAGGATGGAATGAAGAAAGAAAACGTACAACCACAGAAAAAAGATTAAAAACACTGGAGGCGAGAAAAAATGCCAAAGAATGTTAGAAAGATACCTGCATCAGTAAACTTGTATAATGCAGTACCAATTACCAATAAGAAAAAAAGAAAAGTCGCTGCATATGCCAGGGTTTCAACAGACCAGGAAGAACAATTAACGAGTTATGAGGCACAGGTTGATTATTATACAAATTACATTAAATCGAGAGATGATTGGGAATTTGTCGACGTATATACTGATGAAGGTATAAGTGGAACATCTACAAAGCATCGTGAGGGATTTAATAAAATGGTTGAATATGCTATGGCAGGTAATATTGATTTAATTATCACGAAGTCAGTATCAAGGTTTGCAAGAAATACAGTAGATAGTTTAACAACCATAAGAAAGTTAAAAGACATAGGATGTGAATGCTATTTTGAAAAAGAAAACATCTGGACATTTGATGGCAAGGGAGAATTATTACTTACAATAATGAGTTCATTAGCTCAAGAAGAAAGTAGATCCATATCAGAGAATGTTAAATGGGGTCATAGAAAAAGATTTGCAGATGGTAAAGTAACTGTGCCGTTTGGACATTTCCTAGGATACAAAAGAGGAGAAGATGGAAACCTTGTTATTGATGAAGAACAAGCTGTAATTGTAAAGCGAATATATCGAGAGTATTTATCTGGCTCAACTGCTGTAGCTATAGCAAAAGGTTTAACTAATGATGGAATTGAAACACCTGGACATAAACAAAAGTGGCACGCTTCAACAGTTAGAAGTATTCTTACAAACGAGAAGTATAAGGGAGAGGCGTTACTTCAAAAGTATTACACACCTGACTTCTTAACTAAAAAACAAAAAGTAAATAATGGCGAGATACAACAATACTATGTAGAAAATAACCATCCAGCAATTATAGAACCAGAAATCTTTGAAATGGTTAGAATTGAAAAAGATAGAAGACTAATGCTTAATGGAAAATATAGTGGAACTGATATATTAACATCTAGAATTAAGTGCGGAGAATGTGGAGGAAGTTATGGTGCTAAGGTATGGCACTCATCTTCAAAATATAAAAAAGTAATTTATCAATGTAATAGAAAGTATGCAGGAAAGGAAAAATGTAAGACTCCTGCAATAAGAGCAGATGATGTTGAGACAAGATTTGTAAACGCAGTTAATTCTATAATTGAAAACAAGGACGAGATAATTTCAAATCTAGAAATGGTGCTTGATAAAATATGCAATAAAAAAGAATTATCTGAAGAAAAAGAAAAGTTGGAAAAAAGTCTAGCAGAACAAGTAGAAAAAATACAAGAACTTATTGATATGAATTCAAGAGTAGCACAAAACCAAGAAAAATATAAAAAAGAATATGATGCCATGATAAAAACTTATGATGAAACAAAGTTTAAGTATGAACAGTTAGAAATTGAATCATCACAACAAGCAGCAAAGCATCAGATGATAAAAGACTACATTAATACTTTAAAGAAACAAAATAAACCTTTGACAAAGTTTGATGGATTAATGTGGGGGAGCTTACTAGAAAGTGCAACAATTAAAGATAAAGATACTATAGTGTTTAAGTTCAAGGATGGAACAGAAATAAATGGATAAAAAATATAAAAAATTTTTGAGCAAATGTAAAAGTTTGCTTTTTTTGTGTTATAATATGGTTACAGATAAATAGTAATTTATAGAGGTGAGGTGATTTTATATGATACCTAGAATATGGTAATATCACGAGTTATTTCGTGATAAAAAACTTTATTACAATAACTCGTAAAAAATGCAGAATAAAATGTAATAAAGGAGAAAAACAATGGAATTAATTATAAAAGCAAAAAATATAGATTTAGAGTATAATGGAAAACAAATTTTAGATATTGATAATTTAGAAATATATAATTATGACAAAATCGGAATAGTAGGAAAAAATGGCATTGGAAAGACAACATTATTAAAAATCTTGTTAGGACAAATAAAATTAGAAACAGCAGAAATTAAAACTTATGGAAAAATAGCATATATTCCACAATTAGAGCAAATAGAAGTAGACAACATTGAAGATAAATCTATATTAGGAAAATTAAATGTTCATAATGTAACAGGTAATAATTTATCTGGTGGAGAAGAAACAAAATTAAAAATAGCAAAAGCATTATCAGAAAATAGTGATGCAATATTTGCAGATGAGCCTACTTGCAATTTAGATAAAGATAGTATTGATTATATAACAAATACTTTAAAATATTATTCAGGAAGTGTAGTAGTAATTAGCCACGATAGATATTTTTTAGATGAAGTTATAAATAAAATATGGGAAATTGAAAATGGCAAGATTATAGAATATTGGGGAAACTATACAGATTATTTAGAACAGAAAGAACAAGAAAATCAAACACATTTAAGAAAATATGAGCAATATATAAATGAAAAACAAAGATTAGAAAAGATAGTAGATGAAAAATTAAAACAAGCACAAAAAGTTGGAAAAAGTAAAAATCAAAAAAATACAGAAAATGGTGGAAGATTAGCACATCAAAAATCAACAGGAAGTAAAGAAAAAGCACTTCACAAATCAGCAAAAGCAGTAGAAAAAAGATTAGAAGAATTAGAAGAAATAAGCAGACCAATCAAAGAAAGACAAATACATTTTAGAATTAGTAGTTCGCTTGAAATATATAACCCTGTTCCAATTATGAGTGATAATCTAAATAAAAAAATTGGAGATAAAATAATATTTGAAAATGCCAAATTCAAAATACCACTTGGCAAAAAAGTAGCAATTACTGGAGCAAATGGAACTGGAAAAACAACATTACTAAAAATGATTTTAAATAAAGAAAATGGAATAGAAATATCTCCAAAAGTGCAAATTGGATATTTTGCACAAAATGGATATAAGTTTGAAAAAGAAAAAAATGTTTTGGAGTTTTTAAAAGAAGATTCAGATTATCAAGTGTCAGAAATAAGAAGTATGATTGCAATGTTAGGATTAGAACAAAATGTAATTACTAGAAAAATGCAAACTTTAAGTGGTGGAGAAATTGTAAAAATATTACTTTGCAAAATGCTACTTGGAAAATATAATGTGTTAATTATGGACGAACCTAATAATTATTTAGATATACAAAGTATAGAAGCATTGGAGATTCTTATGAAACAATACAAAGGTACAATAATATTTGTATCACACGATAAAAGATTAGTTGAAAATGTTGCAGATATTATATACGAAATTAAAGATAATAAAATAACAGAAAAAACATAAAGACAAATTACAATTTGAAATGGAGTTGGAATACTATGGCTAATGAAAGTAAAAAAGATTTTAATGTAATGATGAACAACAATAAAGATATGCCTAAAATACAAATAGTAGAAGATGAAAAAATAATAAAAAAATATGGTGGAACTAAAATGTTTTTTGCACCACCTATTTATTATGATGAGTTAATGAAAAAAGTACCAAAGGGAAAACTTATAACTGTTAGTGTTATGAGAGATTATCTAGCAAAGACAAATAATGCAGACTTCACTGATCCTATGACAGCAGGTATATTTGTAAATATAGTTGCTTGGGCTAGTTATCAAAGAGATGAAGATATTACACCATATTGGAGAACTTTGAAATCAGATGGAGAATTAAATGTTAAATATCCAGAGGGAATAAAATTACAAAAAAGATTACTTGAAGAAGAAGGACACACAATTATTTCAAAAGGAACAAAGAATATAAAATACTATGTTAAGGATTTTGAAAATAGTTTGATAGAACTATAATTACAAATTACAATTTTATAGTTATTGATTTATAGTAATTTACCGAAAAGATTGTCAGTAATGACAGTCTTTTTTGTTATATATTGACTTTTAACGATAACTACTATAAAATATAGTAGTGTAGTTTATAGCAAAAAAGGAGATGTGGAGTATATGAAAAATTATGACAACTATTTTCTTCCAGTAGATAATATGGAAGAAGCAAAAAGATATTATGAGGAAATATTGGGGTTAAAAAAGAAATTTGATTTCTCTAATAAGGGAATGGTTGCTTATAATATTGGAAATGAAGAACCTGCAATAATTCTAAAAGACAAAAATAAATTTGAGAATTTAAAGCCTACAATATGGTTTGAAGTAGAAGATGTCGCAATCTTCTATAAAGA